GTAGGCAAGTCCCTCTGTAATAATATATAACTTTTTGTCTGTACCTACTGCATTAAAACGTATGCCATCTAAATCAATAAAAGAGTGTTGATCTCTAGCCACACCCACTAAAGTAGTGCTTATAAATTTCTCCCAACCCTTAATTTTTTGTGCAGATCCTTGAAAAAAACGAACCATATCACCATCGGTCCACTTTCCTTGACCTGTATAATCAGTGACTTCTTTGTTGATACCAGGAGCTGGTCTAAAATTTACTAGAGGCATTTGGTTAATATACTATTTTGATTCACTATTTCCATTTTTTTCGTCGTCTCTAACCTGTTGTATTCTAAAGTTATTAGCCATTGAATATCTAGGTATTTTGCCAAAATGTCTTGAAACTCTGTGCTTTGTGGCACCTTGGAAAAAAATAAACATATTGTTTTCTAATACTACATCTCGTTGATAATCCTCAAACCACATTCTAGTTTCACACGGCACATCAAAATAAAAGACACTAGACCATAAATCATAGTCGTGTATATGATCTTGAGTATAGTCTCCTTCTGTATGTCTCATGGCCCAACCATCTTGAAATGATAATTTGTATTTGACACCAAGTATAGGGCTTCTCAACTGGATAGTATTCCATGCTGTTTCTAACATTTTTGTATGTATGTGATTAAAATCTGCATCTTGAAGTAAAGCAGTCCACGAAGTCATTGTACATTTAACTTGTGTTTTTCTTTCCTGAAAATCTACCTGCGTATGTTTTTTTACTTTTTCTAATAAATAGTTAAAGTATTCCTCATTCTCTAAAAAGTTTTTATAAATGTAAATACTATTAATAGCTGAGCAGTTTGATTGTATAAGATCTATTTTCATTGTTTTTTTGCTATTAGAGAACCCACGTGACCTTTGTATTGTCTGTTACCAAAGTGAGATAAAGGCATAGCTAAATCTGCCCATATTTCACCTCCGCAGTGCTCTGTCCATAATCTAGAAAAATAATAATCCTCAGATAAATACCTTTTTTGATCTAATGTTTGATAAGGTCCTACAGCAAAAAGGTCATAGCAATTGTCTGATCTGTAATGCAAACCATTAACTATTTGATCTGTGTCATATTTTCTTTCGGGAAATTTTTTAAACATAGTTCGAAAAACATTTCTTTTAACTAACATCATACCTGTTGCAGCCTCATTGACTTTGAAAAAACCATGCTCGCCTGAGATATTTTCAGGGTCATCAAAATTAATATTATATCCTAATGCTTTTGCCTCTATTAAATCATTATCAGCGTCAGGGTTCTCTTCTAAAATTTTTTTTATTTTTTCTAAATGTAAGTGCTTCCTAGGATAAACACCACAAGCAATATCTTTATCAATTCTTAATAATCTCTCTACATTACGCCAACTAAACCCAATATCTGCGTCGATAAACAAAAGATGTGTAGCTACAAAGTCTTGTTGATCCATCATCATTGAGACAATTGTATTTCTTGCTCTAGTGATTAAACTTTCATTACCCATGGTTTGTATTCTTAAATTTACACCTGCGTGTTGTGTCCAATTTTGTAGTTCTAATAAACCATGTAATGTTGGTTCGGTCAACAAACCTCCATACATAGGCATTCCTAAAAATATCTTAAAGTCTTTGTCTTTTAAATCATTGGGTTCAATCATTATTTTCTCCTGTTTTACCAATAAAAATCGTCACGTTTAATGTAAGGTCTATTTGTTGAATTTAAAAAAGTCCTAACTATTTTTTGTTCTGTGGTTTCATCATCAGATGTAAATTTGTAACAAAACCAGTATGGGAATACATAAAGATTTTTAGGTTTCATATGCACACCAACTGATTGATTTCTATAAACATAAATTATATCTAACTCATTAGTATCATGGGCATAAACCCCATTCAACGTTCTATCTTCTATTTCAAAAAACCAATCTGATGATTGAACAAACTTATCAATAGACGTGCAATCACTATGTTTTTGTGTGCCCTCTATATTTAATTTAAAACTATTACCAACTAATTCAGCAAAGTTTTTAAAAACTTGATAATCAATCGGTAAGTCATCGTTGATTTTGTCAGTCAAATCAAACTCTAAAACATATTTACTAATCATATTTTTTTCCTTTCCATATCATTTTTTTATATTTATCAGTAAGTAATGTATTAAATTTAAATCTTTTTTTCCTTGTTTCTTCTAATTTTTCTTTTGCAACTTCCATGCTCCAACTATCTCTTAGGTATGGAAATACTAAGGCTACAGGCTCATTCTTCTTTAAAATGTATGATTGACCTTCTTTTAGTCTTTTTAAAAAAAAGGGAAAATTAATATTAATTTCATAATCATCAGTATCTACGATGCCGTCTATGATACGTATCCCATCACTTTCTCTATTGAATGGATTTGTAAATAAACAACTGTAGTTTCTAGGAGTTTTAATTACCCAGGGGTTTAAAATTTTAAGAGGCATTGGATACTCATTGTCTCTAACAAATTTATTAGATACTTGTTTTGGTCCGTGACTTCCGATGCCTACATTTAAAGAGTGTAAATTAATATCACTGCCTGTAGGGTTTGTTTCATCTAACGCCTCGGGATATTTCCATCTTAAAATTTCTTCTCCATCCTCAGCGAAATCTTGCCAAAACACAATATCAAAAGGGTTTAAAATTGCATAGCCGCTTGTTAGAGTATCTAAAACAGGCACACACTTCTTAACAGTTGGTCTTTGAAAGTTAGGTATGTTACCTAAATAATTTTTCATATCTTTATACCATTGAGGCACTGCTTTTTTAATAGGTATGGGGTGTAATAATATGTCTGAGTGAGGACTAAGAAATTTTATTTTTTTACGTAACAAGATGGTAGTCCTAAAAAAGGTCTTGAATCATATTTATTATCTTCAGCGCCTTCTGTTTTTTTATCGTTATAATGTAAAAATACTTGAGAACAATAATTTCCTGTAAATGCATATCTCCAATGTTCTAAGATATTACCTTTGTACAATAGCATATCTCCTGGTCTTAGATTAACTTCTACTCCCTCATTCTTAGTGCCCCCTGTTGGATCAAGATATATTGGCCATGGGTCTCCACCTAAATTTAATGTTGTTGATATCTCACAGCTAAATCTATCTTTGTGTCTATGTAAAATATCGCCGTATTTATATATTCTTGCGTATGAATAGTTTTCATATAATTCTTTTCCTGTAGCTGTCTCCATCATTGGTTTGAGTTTTTTTAACAAAGTCTCCATGGCAAAATCAGAATAATGTGAATAAGTGTTAGGTGCTTGAGCATCTCCCCAAGTCCCAAGAAAATTTACATACGGTGAAATAATTTTTGCAAAATTCATTTGTTCAACAACTTTTCTTTTTAATAGAAAATATTCATTACAAAAGTTTGCTAGCTCAAGCGATATCGCTTCTTTAACTATTACATAATTGTTTTCTTCAAATTGATTTACTTCCATAGTTCTCCTTTATACCAAATAACTATTGATAATCTTTCACCTCTAGTGACCTTTGTTACTCGATGATATGCAAAACTAGGAAAAACTATGATAGTGCCTCTTTGTCTTGTTCTTTCATCTTTTAAAATTTTCTTGTCATTACTCATATCTGGATTTAACACTGAATCATAAAATTCTAAATCACCTCCATCGTAATCAGACGGATCTGATAAAGGCACTACTACAGAAACTTTTCTTTGTGTTACATTCTCTTCATTAACTTTTGGAGTATGGTCTTGATGCCAGCCGTAAAATTGACCTTCTTTGTATTTTGTAAATTGAATTTCTTCAGGAGTGCTGAAATCTACATTCCAACCTATTTGTTTGTTCATAATCTCAATATGTGGACTTATCCAATCATATATCCAAGTATCATTTAACCATACAACTCTAGAATTTCTAATTTGTTTATCCTCTTTATCGCCCTGAAGCACACCTTCATGTTCTTGTAGGCTTAAGCCTCTTTTAACAATGTCATCACATACGTGATTAGGAATAAAGTTTTCACTTAAAACGAAAGTAGGACTGAGAATCAATTTCTTAGCTTAGTGTAAGAGTAGGCCAAACTAAATTATTCTCGTTATATTCTGTTGAGTCATTTGGAAAATCTCTCAACTCTTGACGATACGTTTTTATTGCTGCTAAATTAGACTCTTGTCCTGTAGCTTTGTAAGGACTATCTTCTAAGACCATCCAATCACATGCTGTTAACAAAGCGTCTCTATCTAATCTAACTTCGACTACGGATATAGGTTTATATTGACTTAATGTGCTAGAATCATGATCATACCACCAATTAACTGCAACATTATCATCTGAGACTTCTATGTACGAGGCACCAAAAGCAGTGCTTGGTCTTGAATCCTCTACATATTTAACCCTGTTCTCACCGGGTTCTGTAAAAATAAATTTAGCCATTATGTAATAAACTCTGATACTCTGACTTGTCCAGCTGTACCTGCAGATCCGTTAGGTCCACCATTAATGTTGTTACCACCATTACCAGCACTACCCACTGAAACAGGTGTGCTTGGAGAATAAGCCGGTGTACCAAGAACAGCGTAAGCAAAACCGCCTCCGCCTCCACCGCCGCCTCTACTATTTGGCTGTCTGTTACCAACTGATGAGAAACCACCGTTGCCGCCTTTACCAGCGTTACCTGTAGCTAATCCGGCAGGTCCTCCAGTACCACTTGATCCAGAAGTTCCTGAACTAGCAATACCTACGATATTACCACTAGCTGATCCACCGCTTCCATTACCACCGATCATATTAGATGAACCGTTACCACCACTGCCACCGTTGGTGCTTAGTAAGTTACCGAAACTTGATCCTGTTCCACTATTACCAGCATTACCAGATTGGTTAACACCGGGGTCGACTATGCCACCTGCACCGCCGCCTCCACCGCCAATTACTTCAACAGCAATAAATTGACTGTCGGTAGCTGCAGTAAATGTTCCTGGGTTAGAAAATGATGTAGTAGTATTATTGGCTATGCCGCCACCACCTGCATCAGCAAAAGCTACTGCTGTGCCCGGTGCTGTGACTGTTAAAACTTGTCCTGCGGTTCCAAGAGATGTTAAACCTGTACCACCTTTTGAAGTGGATATAGTAGGTAATCGGGCATCCGCAACTGTACCACTTGCCAGATTATCTGCGTCCAAGTCTGTAAGAGCCGAACCATTAAGAGCAGGTAAGGTTGCTGGAAATCTAGCGTCTGGAATTGTTCCTGAGGCTAAATCTGCAGCGTCTAAATTTGTTAAGTTTGCTCCACTGATAGCTGGTAGAGTAGCAGGGAATCTAGCATCTGGTATTGTTCCAGATCCTAATGCTGCTGCATCTGTGGATGAAATAATTTCTACATTAAAGTTAGATGCACCGTCACAAAATACAGTAGTCTTTGCACCTTGTGCAATTACCACACCGTTTGCATCATGACCTGTGGCTGAAATTTTTAAGTTATGAGAACCTGAAGTATTATTAAAAAAGTTATATTCACTCTCAACTGCGGGTATAAATACACTTATAGCGCCTGTTAAGGCACCTGTAAGTTCAATAGTTTTATTAGACGATTCTGCTGTATCTGAAGCGTTAGCGGTAGTAAGGGTAATATTAGACGAACCAGCGACTGATTTAGCGAGATATCCTGCAGAAAAAGCATCAATAACACCTAAATTGTTATTAGTATTTGTACCCCATGTATTGGCATTTGCGCCTGTTACCATGAGTTCTAGTTTGAGTCTATCTGAATATGTGCTTGACATGTTTTATACCTCTCTAAAATATATCTTTTTTTAATACCTAATCAATACTTTTTAAAGCACCCACTGCCACTTTTTTATTAGTGAAAGTTGGTTTACCATAATGTTTAATGTCACTTTTAAAAAGAACCAATTTACCTTTTTTTGGGTCAACCTCACCAAAATCTTCGAAAACAGTATTACCATCTGAATCATTTAAATACAATATAAATGAAAAGTCCTCTGTTTCTTTGTGATCATGTATATCTTGTTGGCCGTTAGAATTATAATCAATTAAATGAATATGAAATAATTCTAAATCTTTATTAATATGTTCTAAAAGTCTATTAGACAATTCTTTTGTACTATCTAATTCTAATATATTAACGGTTTGGAAACCGTTGATTGTATACGTATTCTCTACTTGTAAATTTTTTTCTTTAAATAAATCTAAGGTAGTTATGAAATCATCTATAAGTTCATCCTCAATAAAAAATATTTCTAAGCTGCGTTTACTTCTGTCCATGTATTACTTGCTCCTGTTACTACGTTTGCCCACGGTGTTGAAAAAGGATTACCCGTGACTATTGATAAATCGAGACCTGTTACATTTACTGTTGCACCTGCCTCTGCGGTTGCTGAGCCTTCTGCAAATGTTAAGGCAACTGTAGAGACACTAACTATTACACCAGTACCGACCTCTTGTGTTGTGGTGCCAAGTGAGAAACTACTAGATAGACTACCAAGTGTAACTAACGCATCTGCCTCTGCTACAGCGGTCCCTAATGCCGTTGTCATTGTAACGGCC